TAGCCGACGTTTCGTGTTCAGAGTAAACACTGCTACAGACTCTTCAACACCTTCAATCTCCCGTAGCAGGTGCGTCCATGCCGGACGCTCCGGCGTCTCATTTGCCACCGACACGACGGGGTAGATGATGCCATGTTCGTCAGCAAAAATATTCCCCGTCAGCCGTGAGTCGGCAAATACAGTCGCTACGGGAACACTCACATACGCGCCAAAACGGAATGTGTCAGCTATATCAGATGTCGAACTGCTGATAACGTCCTTTGCCGCCACGCCCCGTGTGATGCGCTCGCCCGTCAATGCGCAGCACGTATCGACCTCTTGGATGAGCATGGGATCAATCGCCGTGAAGCTGCCTCCCTTTGCGATCATCTCTGCTGTGTTCATCTGCCTGCCCTCAATTCTTTCAAGGTTGCTTGGCGGATCATTTTTCCGTAGATTGCCGAATCGTATCTCTCGACAAAATCACCCAATTGCACGTCGCCCCTTTTCCATAATTCCCATGCCCCTTTTCCCATCAAGCGCTGCTGATCAACCTCCGGCAGTCGTCCGAAATAATCCTCGCCCGTCTCGATCCGCCGCGCCACATCTTTCACAACACCGATGCTGGTGCAGCGACATTGGTGGTGTGAAGAAACTCGCTCGCCAACCTCCATCCGTGTGCCGTGCAGCGCCAGACACGCCATGCATATCCGCGAATCCAACGTACCGATGCGCACCACGTAACTGAGCATATGCGCGTTTACGCTCTGGTTGATCGCCGTTGCGTCTCGATAACTTTCGAGGTACAGCGTCCGCAGCGCATTGTTTGCCGCCGCCGCCGTCAGACCGGGTAACTCTCGCCTCAATGTCCGCGCTGCCGCCACAGCGTTTTTTCCGACAGCAAGGTCTGCCAGTACCCGACCTTGAATGCGGTTTTGGGCGTCCTGAACAATGCCCTTCCATACAGCATCGATAGACGTGCCTAGCGCATCCCGATCATGGAGATAGGCAATCGCGCTCCGCACCGCCTCTACGCTCGGCGTGTTCCATTCGGCTGAGATGCTTGCCGAGGTCGCCCCCGACAAAATCTTCGTCAGCCGCCCCGCCACGTCAATGCTGATGTTTGCCGTCTGTTCAGCCGTCTTGTCGTATGCGCTCTCCTGTCCCTTCAAGAGCGCTCCGACACGGCGCATAACACGTTTGAAAGCCGGATCATCGAGAATTGATTCACCCCTTGTCTCGCTTTTCTCTAATGCGTTCAAGAGACGTTTCAATTGTGTATCTCGTCCAAAAGACTCATTGATACCCATCAGGAAGGGCGTCATCAAGCGCCGATAAGGGGCGTCAAGAAGCTCCCTGAGGTAATCACGAATGGTCGCCGCCCGCCGTTGCCCCGGTGCGCTCACCCTACGCCTCCGTGTCGAGGCTCAAAGCAGCGTCAAAGTTCGGCAAACCACCAACTTGACTGAGCGCCAGCGATTGCTTATCGTCCTCAAGCTCCTGCAAAATGCGCTGAACTTCATCATCCGACCAGCCCTGTGTCGATGCGATCATTGCCAAAAATGCCCGATTGCTTAGCCGCCCTGTTTCCGCAATTGCCACCGCGTCTCGGATCACCTGACTGTCAGCACGGAGGTTGGCATCCTTCCATGAGAGCAAGAGCGCCTGCGTGTAGTTTGGCGGACGCTTGGAGCTATAAGCATCCTCGACTTCCCACGCCATATCGAATATTCGCCGCCACAGAGTGCCAAACGATTTCTGCGCCGCCTCCACCTTGCCGATCATGGTCACTTCCCGCGCCGCGAACGCCTCCCCACTCAAATTGTCTGCGTCAAACAATTCAGGTGCGGGTGTTCCCGTGACGTTTCCGATCTCCATGCGCAGATGACGTGCTGTGTTCATGATCGCGTCCAGTGATCCTTCCGGTAAGGTCTCCATTTTCGCTTGCTGTTCCCGATCCATCCCCCCTGCCCCCACGAGAATAATGTCGCCCGGCTTAATGCCCTGTGCGCGGGGGTCAGGGTCGAAACCATAGGCAATCCGCAGCGGGAAACCCGTCTTTTCGCTGGTGGAGATCAAACTCCACAGAGTTCGGTTGAGCGCGTCCTGCAAGGGCATGGCGTTCGCCGCCTCGCTGATCCCGAAGTTCTTGCGTCCTCGGTTCTTGAAGTGAAAAATCGGTATACCCAGCGGCGACCCATCGCGTTTTGTCCATGCGTGAATGTGTGTCGTTTCACTGTTCTGCGCGTTGATGTATGGTTGGATCGCTCCTCCACTCTTTTCCGAGAAAAATTTCTCGATACGGTCAGCATAGTAAATGTTGATCCGCACCCTGTTGGCAAACTCAATCTTTCCCGAACGGTCAACCCGAAAAACCTCAGACCAAATCTTAATCGCACATACCATGATCGGGCTGCTATCAGATTCGTAGATCGGGATAATGCCGTCGCATCCGTCATAGGCAAGCTGTGGAATGATCTGAACGTGATCGCCATCGTGTGCGACCATTACGAATCCATCACCATCGAGCAACGTGGAAAGATGCACATCGCGCTGAACTTCATCAAAGCCAATTCTCTCTAGCAATTCCTGAATCCATCCCGTTGTCGCTTCATTGTCTGCCCGCACGTCATTGACCAACAAGCGATTGGTCATGGCATCCACAACAACCGGAATGTAGTTGCTGTTGAACACATCGGCGTTCTGCGAGACCCGCAGCATCTCTCGCATATCGTCGGTCAGTGACGCATCATGCGTTCCGTCGTAGTAGTTTCGCAAACGAGACACATGATCGCCCCGCGCTACCCATTCCCCTACCATGCCCTCATAGGCGATCCGACTATGAATCGCGCCTGCAATGCTGGATAGCAATCCACTGTTTGCCGTCAATGCCGTCACGCCATTGGTTCGCATGATAATTATCCTTTTCCTGATCTGCCCACCGTAAGCGATCTGAGCGCGAAAGCGCGGGCGTGCGCCATGCTCAGCGCTACCGCCGCATCGATCTTCAGATTCGTCGCCCGTTTTACAATTCGCATCCGCTCGCCGTTCGTTTCGGCATTTGCGTTCTCGATATGCGCTGTGAGATCGCGTTGACCGCCATGAACAATGCGCCGATCTCGTATCGCATCGTATAGTTGCTTGTCCGCTAAAAGCCGATCTTGACCCTGATCAAATGCGCGAAACCTCAGCCCGTCTCGCTTCAGGCGCGTCGCCATGTCGTGCAATTGGTACGGGTCATAGGCAAATTCAATCACATTATAAGCAGCCGCCAGCGCTCGCAGCACGGTCTCTGGCTCACTAAAGTCCAGCGTCCCCTGCGGCGGCGGCGTGAAAATGCGCACATAGCGAACGTAGATCAGATCGTCCTTTCGCGTCACCCCTACAAGCGCAAAGCAATCATTCGATACGCCAGCGTCAACGCCGATGATTAGCGGATCGCGATCATTGAACTGCGGGAGTTCATCCGCTTTACAGCCCGCCCACCACTCTGCCGAAACAAAAACATTCTGCGATCTACCCCACTGATTTCGATGCATTCGCTCAAATTCAACGGGCGGCAGCACCTTTGCCTCGCTCTCATAATAGTCGGCTGTTTGCCATGCCATGCGCGGCTTTGTGTTCCAGAGACAGAGGATCGATCCGCTGCGATAAAGCTCTAAATCATCGGGCGCTTCCGGGTCAACAAGAGTAAGCCCTTTTTCTGGGCGAACACATTCATCATAGAGTTGTTCAAGAATGGGTGACTCGCCGTTATGTCCGGCATAGGTGTCAATCCATCGCTGCGCCCTACCGTACTTCGTCGGCGGGATTGTCATCTCTGACCACATGCGTTGGCTTGCCTTGCTGCTCGCCGCATGTAGTTCGGTGAACTCGATGAAATCATCGTTTCCCCCCGCCTCACCACTAGGATCAACCGGAACAGCCTCAATTTCCGCCTTGTTCACCAAACTGATCTTGTAATTGCGGATCGTTGCGCGGCTGCTAAGGTCGGGGTTTAGCTCGATTGCTCGCCGGATATAGTAGAAAACGCGGCTGTCTGCCTGCTTAAGGTCGTTCGCCACAATCTTGAACGACCCGTATGGCGTGTGGATCGCACGATACAGCGCTACCGCGCCCGCAATGCTTGATTTCGCTGATTTCTTGATGTCCGACCAAACCACTGTGTCATAGACGAACTTTCCATTCCCGTCTGTTCGGCACGCTTCCCGCAACACCGCACGCTGATAGGGCGCAAGCGGCATCGCTGGGGGGGTCTCGCTCAGCCGCTCTGGAATGAAAAAGTGACGTTCGATCCACGTCACAACGTCAAGTCCATCATCGGCATTTGCTCCCAAGCCAAGCCGCCGGAGGATGCGCTTGGCA